CACATTCTGACGCCTGTGTATCCATAGAATATTCCCACAAATCTCGCATGTAACGCACTATATTACCTGAATTGTCCTCAATAGATGTGACATCTTTCGTCTTAAGGCTACTCCTTCCTGATGTATATCTAAACAAAACGCATGCTCTATTACTTTTTGATATATTATTATTCATAAGCACAGGCATCACCACATCAGAACTCTGGACATAATTTAATTGTGATTTTTCAGCAAACATTGGTTCAATGTTAGAATGAAACGTAGCTGTTTTTACGGGAAATGCCATAATATCCCGCGAAAAAGTAGCCTTACCATTATAATCTGGTGAACTTAAACTGTAAAAAGACTGCAAAATATCGCCAACAGGAATCTCAAAGGCTCTATCAAGGAATACATTTTGGAAGTACACTTTTGAACCTTTATCAATACTCTGAATATTTTTAAATGCCGAACAATAATGCTGAGGACACATCACGACTCTGCCACGTAGAAACATAGCATGACCTATTGGTTCTCCTGCATCCTTCGAATAAATTTTATATAAATTAGAGCGTATAACCTTCATCATCATTTCCGCTGCATTAATATCCTTAACACCTTCTTCCTTTGGCTGAGGGTTACAAAATTGACATTTAGGATTTGTCTTTATAAAGTAGTATTTAAACGGATTAACCTTCCACTTAACAGAAAACTCGTGTTCACACACAAATTCACATCCCATCTCAACCTTAACTCCTTTAACAACTGTTTGCGTATAACTTTCTGGACCAATCAACCTTACAGGTGAATCGGCTTCATTTTGACATTCTAAACACTCCGGATTTTTACTCACTCTTAACCACTCTTCATTATGTACTACCGAGTGCGGACAACAATTTTTATAAATTAAATTCATATCTCCCTCTACTTTCACGGGTTTAACAACCGAGGGATTATACGCTTCTACTTTAGCTGGCTTAACTACTACTGGATTATAAGCTTCAGGAGTACCACGAACAAATTGCTCTGGTGACATTAATTTATTCTTTTCATCTTCTGTAGTCCACGTCGTATACAGCTTAATAACTGCTACCACCA